CGCACAAACGGTGATAGTTTTATACTCGGTGGTACTGGATATCAGAGAGGTGCTTGCGCAACAACAAGATACCCGAACGCTACAGGGTGGGGGGCATTTAAACCTATTAGTGTTTCAAACTTCACAGATTACACTAATACTGACTACTATGCATATTTGTTGGGTATCAGTACATTCAATAACCCTGAATCCACAAACATCAATGTGTTTGCAACCCCTGGTATTGACTATGTTAATAACTCAAATCTTGTAGAAGACGCTATTTCGATGATTACGTTCGAGAGAGCTGACTCGATTTATATTGTCACCACACCTGATTGTAATGTGTTTTTACCAACTAGTAACGATAACTTCATTTATCCTACCGAAGCAGTTGATAACTTAGATAATACAGGTATTGATTCCAACTATACTGCTACCTACTATCCTTGGATACTTGTAAGGGATACTGTAAATAACACTCAAATTTATATTCCACCAACCAACGAGGTTTGTAGAAACTTAGCATTAACTGATAACATCGCATTCCCTTGGTTTGCAACTGCGGGTTACACACGTGGTTTAGTAAATGCTATTAAAGCTCGTAAGAAGTTGACTCAAGAAGATAGAGACACTTTGTATCAAGGTCGTATCAATCCTATCGCAACTTTCTCTGATGTTGGTACTGTTATTTGGGGTAATAAAACTCTTCAAATATCTGACACAGCATTGAACAGAATTAATGTGAGAAGATTGTTACTACAAGCTAGAAAACTTATTTCTGCGGTTGCTGTAAGATTGTTGTTCGAACAAAACGACGGTAAGGTTCGTCAGGACTTCTTGGATAGTGTTAATCCGATCTTGGATGCTATCAGAAGAGATAGGGGGCTTTATGACTTCAGAGTGACCGTAAGTAACTCTCCTGAGGATTTGGATAGGAACACCCTTTCAGGAAAAATTTATCTAAAACCAACTAAGGCACTTGAATTTATTGATATTGAGTTCTTGATAACTCCAACCGGAGCGTCATTTGAAAATATCTAATAATAAATGATTTCACACACCAAACAGACTTTAATTTCGGAGGGTTTCGATGTTTTCGGAACCCCCGAATTAAAGTATTATGCATTTGATTGGGATGATAACATAATGCATATGCCGACCAAGATTATGGTTCTTGATGATAAAGGATCTGAAGTTGGGATGTCCACCGAAGATTTTGCTAAGTATCGTGGAATTATAGGTAAGGAAAATTTCCCATATGAGGGAACAACCATCGTGGATTACTCTCAAAACCCCTTTCGTAATTTTAGAACAGAAGGAGACAGACAATTTATCATTGATAGTATGAAGGGAAAACCTGGACCAGTATGGTCCGACTTTGTAGAAGCAATTAATAATGGTTCTATTTTTTCAATTATTACGGCTAGAGGACATAACCCAAACACCATAAAGCAAGCCATATACAATATGATTATATCTAATCATAATGGAATTAACAAAGATTTATTACTTAAAAACCTGAAAAAATATAGAAAGGTATCAGGAAATAGAATCAACACAAGAGACTTGATAAATTATTATATGGATTTGAATAAGTATTATCCTGTGTCTTATGGAAGTGAGAATAGTGCTGCTAGTCCTGAAGAACTCAAAGTAAAAGCACTACAAGAATTTATTGATTATGTAAAAAGACATGCAAAAAAATTGAAGAAAAAACTTTATTTGAAAGACAATGTCAAAGGAACATTTACACCTACAATTGGATTTTCAGATGATGATATAAGAAACTTAGAAAAAATTAAACAAGAATTTATTAAAGAACCTATATTAAAGACATATTCAACCGCGAGCGGGAAAAAAACCAGATTCTAATAGAGAATATCCGAAAAAAAAACAAAGTAAATAGAAAAATTTTTCAACGCTCAAATTTCTTCAAAAAAACAATGGTACCACAATTAATTTTTTTTTTGATTTTTCAATAAATTTTGATCTGTCGTAAAATATTTTAGGCATGGATATATTTATTAAGTGTATTTAAAAAGTACGACTATAAATATAATCAAAAAAAAATAAAATGGCAGATTTACTGATGAAAATGCCGGTTCCATACGAACCGAAAAGAGTAAATAGATTTATATTAAGATTTGACTCTACCCTTGGGATTAACGAATGGTTTGTTGAGTCGACGGATAGACCTTCGATTGATATCACATCTGTGGCAATCCCTTTCCTAAACACAGAAACCTATGTAGCTGGTAGGTTTAAATGGAACGCTATGAACGTAGTATTCAGAGACCCAATTGGACCTTCGGCAACACAAGCCCTTATGGAGTGGGTACGATTACATGCGGAATCTGTCACAGGTCGTATGGGATACGCCGCAGGATATAAAAAGAATGTGGATCTAGAAATGTTAGACCCAACGGGTGTAGTGGTTGAAAAATGGATATTGGACTCTTGTATGATTACGAAGTCAGCTTGGAATCAAGCACAATATGGTCAAGATGGTTTGGCAACATTGTCAGTCACTTTACAACCTGATCGTTGTATTCTTGTTTACTAAAAAAATCTACAATACTTAAAAATCTCGTGTAGCAATATACGAGATTTTTTTTTGTATTTATTTTTCTTTGGTTGCGTCTTACATTAAAAAAAAAATAATATGCCATCATTACAAATTAAAGATTTAGAAGATATCATATCTATGTGTGATTCGAATATGTCGACATATAAGTATTTTATCGAGACTGGTACATATCACGGGGAAACAACTCTTAGAATGGAGGGTTTCTTTGAAAGAATATTTACCATAGAACTTAGTACATATCTTTATCAACTTTTCACATCTAGGAATTACGATAAAAATAAAATTACTGCTTTACTTGGTGATAGTGGAGAGGAACTTTCTAAAGTTATCCCACATTTAAACGGGGATGCTATTTTTTTCTTAGATGGTCACTACTCATCTGGTGAAACCGCACAGGGAGTTAAGGATTGTCCACTTTTAGAAGAACTTGAAGTAATTAACAGGAATCTCCAGCACGGTGCAATTGTTATCATCGACGATCTTAGACTTTTTGGAACCAAGATGAATGAGGATTGGACTTACATAACCAAGGAATCATTGTTAGAAAAGATTGAAAAAAGAGTGGAGAAATCATTTGATATCAACGACAGATTTATTATTTTACTATCTAAAAAGAAATAATTATGATAGAGATTCCAAATTTGATAGAACCATTAATGGCGAACAGGTACGCGATAGAAGTCGTAGGAACCGAGATTCCTAGTTATTTGTTTAGAGAATTCAAAATTTTCAATGAGGGGGACGAACTTATTTTTACGACAGAATTTTATGAAACAGTCAATTTTTGTTTTAACCCAAATGAGTTCTTCAAAATTACAGCAGTAAAAATATTATATCTAGATCCTATAGGTAGTGTTGTCAATGAATTATTGTTTGAAACAAAATCTATGAATTATGAAAAAACCGCATCATATGGTAGTGACGACCTACTGACTAATAAAATGAGGTTTGTAATTGGAAAAACACACAACTTCATTACTTTGTGAAAACAAAAATTAAAACAAAATTATATTTTAAACCATGGACGAAAATTTAAAAAAATACGGACAAGAAAATTTTTCATTACCACATGACGTTGTAAAACTACCAAGTGGTGGTAAATTCTACCCAAATAAAAAAAAGTCGGTTAAAGTTGGATATCTAACAGCAAGTGATGAAAATTTATTAATGGCGAGTAACACAGATGACTTAATTATCAACCTATTAAGGTCAAAGGTGTACGAACCAGATTTGAGACCTGATGATATGATAAACGGAGATTTAGAAGCTATTTTAATTTTTCTCCGAAATACATCTTTTGGCCACGAATACAACCTTCAATCTGTAGACCCAAGTACTGGGAAATTATTCCCAGTGGTAATACCTTTGGATGAACTAGAATTCAGAAAACCAAACGTAGAACCAGATGAAAACGGAACTTGGACTATTACATTACCCAAGTCACAATCTACTGTTACTCTTCGTCCTTTAATTTATAAAGAAATAACCGATATAAACCGACAAGTTGAATCTTATCCCCAAGGTAGAGTAGCACCAAGAGTTACTTGGAGATTACACAAACAAATCGTATCTGTAAATGGGGACAACCAACCTCAAACAATTCACAAATTCGTGGACTCTATGCCAATAATGGATTCCAAATACATTAAGAACTTTTTGGAAGAGAACGAACCAAAAATAGATTTAAAACGCACAGTTATAGCCCCGTCAGGAAACAAGGTAGATGTAGAAATCACCTTTGGGGCGGAGTTTTTTCGTGTTTTCTTCTGATTATAGAGGTTATCAAATCGACGAGTTTTTTTTATTAAATCAGAGATTGAACGTTTCGTACTCTGATTATTTGAGTATGCCTATTTTTTGGAGAAGGAAATTATTAGAAAAAATCAACAATCAATCTATCTAAGAAATTGTTGTAGTGGCTATTTATTGATATGGATGAAAACGAACAAATTCGCGGATTTTTTGAAGAGTTAAAAAAGTTCCAACAACAAGCTCTTGATAGTTTCAGTAGATTAGGTGAACGAGCGTATGAATTAAATCAAGAGATCCTAGATGCAAATACCAAACTAGCAGGAATTTTTGGAAGAACACAAAGTGCAGTACAAGGTCTTCGAAAAGAAACAATGATAGCACTACCCGAGGTGACTCGTTTAGGCGGAACTCTAGCTAATGTAATTGACATACAAAAAAACGTATCTACGGAGTTAGGAACGAACAGAATATTATTAGGCGAAACCACGCGTGATTTGTTTGTCGCAATGAAAGCACTAGGACAGACACCAGCATCGAGTGGAGCTATGGTTGCGGCATTTCAAGATGCTGGAATTCAAGTTAGTTTAATAAAAGACCGAATGGAAGAAACTGCGAATATAGCTCGATTGGTTGGTGTCAATAGTACGAAGGTATTTGAATTGGTTTCACAAAATTTGAGTAAACTAAACGAGTTTGGTTTCAAAAATGGAGTAGAGGGATTGTCAAGTATGGCGGCTAAAGCGGCAACCATGAGATTTGACATGTATCAAGTTTTTACTTTTGCTGAAAAAGTGTTCTCTCCTGAAGGAGCTATTGAAGCGGTGTCTGCTTTTCAAAGATTAGGGGTTGCGGTTGGTGACTTAGCAGATCCATTCAGGTTAATGTATTTAGCATCCGAAGATGTCGATGGATTGACAGACCAAGTGGTTCAAATGACGAGTAAATTCACTTACTTTGATGAGAAAAGTAAGGAATTCAAAGTGTTTCCCAACGCTAAAAGAGATTTAAGAGATATTGCCCAGGCGATGGGTATATCGTATGAAAATCTAGTCAAAATGGGAAATGCACAAAACAAACTGAATATGTTTTCATCACAATTCAAGTTTTCTGGTTTTGATAAAGATGATCAACAATTAATTGCTAATCTAGCACAA